AACGGTACACTCACTCTCTGTGTTGATGACATTGGCCCGACAGTAGCAGCAGATCTAACTGGTGCGTCCACCGACGACAACGGGGTATTAATTTCTGCAAGTGAGAGTGTAGGTACACCTGTTGCAGTGGGGTTTCGTGCGCAAAAGGCCAATGGAACATACCGATATTTTTGGTTGTATCGTGTTAAGTTTGGACTACCAGCAACCAACTTACAGACAAAGGCGGATTCCATTACCTTTTCTACACCTACTATTGAAGGAACAGTTATGCGTAGGAACAAGCTGGATGGGTTGGGCAAGCACCCATGGAAAGCAGAAGTCACAGAAGGTGACCCCGGTGTTTCATCGTCCACCATAACAGGCTGGTTCACTGAAGTTTATGAACCCGTATATACACCTGAACCATAGGAGGAGAAATGATGGATAATGAGAGAAGTGCTGCAATCAAAATAGGTGACAAAGAATATGAACTGGTTTTAACTACACGTGCAACAAAGGCAATTGCTGGTCGTTACGGTGGTCTTGAAAATCTTGGAGAAAAACTGATGAAATCAGAAAACTTTGAGATGGCACTGGACGAGATAGTTTGGCTAATCACATTGCTTGCAAACCAGTCCATTCTAATTCGTAATCTTAAGAATAAGAACGCACCAGAAGAATTGTTGACAGAGGAAGAAGTGGAGCTTCTTACCTCACCGCTTGATTTGGCGGAATATAAAAGTGCAATCACCGAAGCAATGTTCAAAGGTGCAAAGCGCAACGTGGAAAGTGAGGAAGAAACTCCAAAAAACGTGGAAGTCGGGTAACGGACGCTGAAGTCTTTACCCGACTTTATTATTATGGAACAGTTCAGATGGGCATGGACGCAGAGGAATTCTGGCTTATGCCAATTGGACTGTTTTTTGATTTATGGGCTTGCCACAAGCAATGGCATGGGATCGAAAAGCCGAAGAAAACTCGAACGATTGACGATATTATCCCACCAGGCATATAGGAGGAGGTGAAGGTATGGCGGACAATTTTGGATTGAAAATAGGCGTCGAGGGCGAGCGTGAGTTTAAGAACGCCCTACGAGATATCAATCAGTCCTTTAAGGTGCTGGGCAGTGAAATGGCACTTGTGACCAGCCAGTTTGATAAAAACGATAAATCTATCCAGTCGGTCACTGCTCGTAATGCGGTTTTGAATAAAGAAATCGACGCACAGAAAGAAAAGATTTCAACCCTTAAGGCCGCTCTTGATAATGCCACCTCCTCTTTCGGTGAAAATGACCGCCGCACTCAAAACTGGCAGATTCAGCTGAACAGAGCTCAGGCAGAACTCAATAATATGGAGCGTGAACTTCAGCAGTCTGCGGTTGAAGCAGATAATCTCGGTGAAGAGTTGGACAACTCAGGCAAAAGTGCGGAAGATTCTGGAGGTAAATTTGAAAAGCTTGGTGGTATACTCAAGGGCATCGGTGTGGCTATGGGCACAGTTGCAGTTGCTGCTGGAGCTGCTGCTATAAAATTGGGTAAAGAGGTAGTTACCCAGTTTGGGGAATTGGAGCAAAACCTAGGTGGCTCAGAAGCAGTCTTTGGAGCGTATGCTGCTTCAATTCAAAAGACCGGTGAAGAAGCCTATAGAAATCTCGGAATTTCCCAAAGTGAGTATTTGGCAACAGCTAATAAAATGGGTGCATTGTTCCAAGGCTCTGGCATTGAACAGCGAAAAAGTCTTGAATTGACAGAAAAAGCGATGCAACGTGCAGCAGATATGGCATCCGTTATGGGTATAGATATGTCTTCTGCCATGGAAGCGGTTACGGGAGCGGCAAAAGGCAACTTTACCATGATGGATAACTTAGGTGTTGCCATGAATGCTACAAACATCGAAGCTTATGCTCTTGCTAAGGGACTAGATTTCACTTGGAATACCGCTACACAAGCGGAAAAAGCGGAAGTCGCAATGCAGATGTTTTTTGAGAACACACAGCAGTATGCCGGAAACTTTGCGAGAGAGTCAACGGAGACCATTTCTGGTTCTATTGGGTTATTACAAGCTGCACTTGGATCTTTTACAGCAGGACTCGGTAACGCTAATGCAGACATGACAAATTTGACGGAAAATCTTGTGGATGCATTCCGTGCAGTCGTTAAAAATATCGTGCCTGTTTTAGAAAACATCGTAACCGCACTCCCGCCTGCGTTCGATGCAATATTAACAGCAATAGGTGACCTGCTTCCGATGTTGTTGGAAACTGTAACGAGCCTGTTCACGCAAGTGTTGGAGACACTCTTGAACTTATTGCCTGAACTGATTCCTGCGGCAGTAGATGCGGTGATGACCATTGTGGTGGCGCTAATTGAAAACCTTCCACTTCTGATTGATGCGGCGGTGCAACTGGTGACTGCGCTTGTAGAAGGTATAGGCTTGGCGTTGCCACAATTAATACCTGCTGCTGTAGACGCTATTACAACAATAGTGCAGAGTCTACTGGACAATCTCCCCGTCCTGTTAAATGCTGGACTGCTATTAATAATGGGTTTGGCACAAGGGATTTTAGATGCCTTGCCCCAGCTCATTTCCGCTTTGCCCACCATTATTACGGGTATCGTGGACTTTATTACGCAAAACCTCCCTCTTATCGTTGAAATGGGTATAGCTCTTGTTATTCAGCTTACGGCAGGCCTTATTAAAGCTTTGCCTCAACTGATCGCAAACCTTCCCCAAATCGTCACAGCTATTATTGCAGGCATTGGCAAAGCTGCCCTTTCTATTGTGGAGGTAGGCAAAAACATCGTCTTAGGCTTATGGGATGGGATTGCCTCCATGATTACTTGGGTTAAAGATAAAATCAGCGGTTTTGTCGGCGATATTGTAGGTGGAATCAAAGGGTTATTGGGAATTCGATCTCCATCTGCTGTCTTTGCTGAAATGGGAACAAATATGGCTCTTGGCATTGGACAGGGCTTTGCAAATAACATGAATGAAGTAGAAAAAGGCATGGAAAACGAGATTCCTACTGATTTTGAAGCTACTTGGAATGAACTTACCAGTAATGCAATTAAGTCCTGGAGTAAAATTGTCGTTAGCGCCGAAGAAATCTGGACAAAACTGCAAGCTTTCTTTAAGGAAAGCTGGAAGCAAACTAGCGATAATTTTAGTGCAATCTGGAAAGGAATTAATGATATTGCCATAAATGTCTGGTCGAGCATAAGAGCAACTGCCAGTACAGTCTGGACAGCGATGTATGACTTTTTCCTGAAGAACTTTAACGCTGTTAAAGGCAACTTCCAACAAACTTGGGGTGATATTTCAAGAATTGCCGATTCAGTATGGCAAGGGATTAAAACTTCAGCAATAGGAATTTGGAATGCTATCAGCGACTTCTTTCTCAGCAGTTGGCAAAATACTAAAGCAAACTTTGAAAACATCTGGTACAGCATTAGAGATATCTTCATCAATATCTGGACAGGACTTCAAACTACAGCAACGGTTTTAATTACTGGAGTGGTAAACAACATGAAGGCGGCATTTAATATTGACTGGTGGAGCGTGGGCAGAAACATTATTGACGGCATAACCAGCGGTGTAATGGATGCTGCTAAAAGCTTGGCAAGAGCAGTGGCCAATGCTGCTCGGGCAGCTCTTGATGCAGCCAAATCAGCTCTTGGCATTAGCTCGCCTTCAAGGGTATTCCGAGATGAAGTGGGACTGCAAATTGGAGCAGGCTTTGCTGATGGTATTGATAAAAGTAGGCAAAGATTAATCGATAGTATGAACGCGCTAGTAAACGAAGTAAAAGCAGAGGCAGCACTAAACATTACGGGATTAGATATCGAATTAAAAGACGGGGCAAATATTACTAGAGCAGGGGCTGGGGGTATCACGCAAAATATAACGATTATCTCTCCCAAGCCTTTATCAGAGCGGGAGCTAGCCAGGGAATTTCAAAAAACCTCTCGAAAACTTGCAATGGGGGTGATCTAGTTGGAACTAACCTATGTTAATGATGCCGGAGAGAGCGTTACTTTGCGGCAAAGAAAACCCCTCTTTTTACAAAGCATAGACGGCACAGGTGCAGTAAAGCATATTATCTCCACCTTTAAAGCTCCTAACCAAGATGGCGGTGTGTTTGTCTCCGGGAGTCTAGATATGAGAAATATCACTATTGAGGGAAGGATACTGGCAGACTCCATCGAAAAAGCCTATGAACTTAGAAAAATGCTACTAAATTCGTTTAACCCGAAATATAAAGGAAGGCTGATCTTTAAGAATTTAAGCATTCCCTGCATTGTTGAAGAAGCTCCGGTATTTAAGGCAGACAGTCAGAAGACTCCTGCTTTTTTTATTAGCCTCCTTTGCACCTCACCTTATTTTGAAACGGTGGAGGAACTAACTAAACTATTAGCCGGCTGGCATCCAAATTTTGGCTTTGAATTAGAGATACCAGTTGAGGAAGGAATCGAGATGGGCTTTCGTGAGGAGAGCCTGATCATCCCTGTTGAAAATGTAGGCAGTGTGCCTTGTGGAGCAACTTTCGAGTTTATTGCCCAGGGGATTGTAGAAGATCCCATGGTTATTGATGTGGTAACGGGTAAATTTATCAAGCTAAACAGGGTGATGCAGGTAGGAGAAATTATCACCATATCAACCCACTTTGCCAATAAGCGAGTGTTATCTAGCTTAGAAGGCGGTACTAATGCCTTTGCCAGTCTAGATGAAAACTCCGACTTTTTACAGCTTGCAGTGGGCACTAACCTCCTTCGTTATGATGCAAAGAAAAACCTTAATAACTTAGAAGTCAATGTGTATTTTAGACCGCAGTATTTGGGGGTGTAGCTTTTGCTTAATGTATATAACAGGAATTATGAGAGAATTGGCTATATTGAAAGCTACTCCTATTTAAGCTGGGTTAGGAGATATTCAATTGTTGGGGAGTTTGAGTTAAAATGCGCACCGGAAAACTTACCCCTCTTATCCCTTGGCAACATTTTAGCAAAGATCAACGATAATGAAGGTGCAATAATAGAAACAATCTTAATTGAATCGGTGGAACAAGAAGTAATTACTGTGCGTGGACGTTTTTTAGGTGTAGTGCTTGAAAGTAGAATCATTTGGGACACTGAAAACCTACAAGGAGATCTTGGCCAGTGTATTGGACAATTAATCAATAATCATGCCATTAACCCGGGCGATACAGACAGGTGCATACCAGGCCTTAGTTATGAAAGTATTTTGATTGGAAAAAACATCTCCATGCAGGTTAGCTTTAAGAACTTGCTCGAAACAGTCACAGGGATAATAAGCGAAGCTGGGATTGGCATTAAGGCAGTTTTAACCAAGGATGGAATTTTACTTTCACTATATATGGGACGTGAGCATCCCTTTGTTTTTTCTAGGGAATTTGAAAATCTGCTCTCACAAAACTACACCGATAGTATTAAGGATTATGCCAACATTGCCAAGATTGCTGGAGAAGGTGAAGGCAGCAGCAGACTGATGGTGGTGCTTGGGGATGAAGTGGGATTTAACCGCAAGGAAATATTTGTTGATGCCAAGGACCTAAGATCAAGCGAATATGAAAACAATGAGCAATACCTAAAAGCTCTAGAACTGAGAGGTAAAGAGAGACTTTTTGAGAGGCGCAGGCGGGAGAGTTTTGATGCGGTTGCCAACACCAACAGTAACCTAGTCTATCGAGTAGACTTTGATTTGGGAGATATTGTAACTGTAAAATCAAGCCTACTTGGTATATCTAGAAGGCTCAGAATAACGGAAATAATAGAAACCTACGATGCAGACGGCCTTCATGTGGACTTAGTCTTTGGCGATCCATTACCCACATTAGGAGAACGCTTGAAAGGGGTGGTTTGATGGAACGAAGCGCTTTTTTTAATTCAGTGGCAGGTGATAGAAAATACAAGGCGGAGATTTTTGCAGGCTACTTTTCAAAGTTTATCACTAATGGCATTTTTCCACTGCCTGCAGACAATTTAAGAATTGCTGCCTATGACAGGATGGAGATAAAAGCCCATAGGGGTACAGGCTATATAAATGGCTATCTATATGAAAACACCGATACATTAATCCTCAAAGTTTCTACTGCCGATGGACTAAAACCCCGAATAGACAAGGTAGTGCTTAGATGGAGCCAAGTAGATCGGAATATTCGAATCTATATAAAAGAAGGGATACCAAATTCAAATCCGACAGCTCCTTCCTTAGAACGAGGAGCAGATATCTATGAGCTGGGGCTTGCCAATATCTATGTTGCTCAAGGGGCTTATGAAATACGGGAAGTGGATATTACTGATACAAGGCTTGATACAGAAAGCTGCGGTATTGTGAACTCTATCTTGCAAGCTGATACTACAGCGATTTTTAACCAATATCAAAGCTGGTTTAATTTAAGAACCAGCCAATATGACGCTGAACTAAATGCCTTTTTAGATGGGTATGAGGGAGACAAAGCCGACTGGGTTACTGCAATGGAGGCATGGACAACAGCTACGAAGGCTTGGTATGAAAACAGCTTAGCTCAGTTTCTAAATGAATATGAAGCTGCAAAAGCACAGTGGCTTGCTGATATGAATGCCTGGTTTACAACTACCACTTCTACTTTTGAAACTGAACTTTTAACTAAGCAAGAGGAATACAGCACAAGAGCCGAGGATTACTTGGCACAAATTGAAAGCCTAATCGGTGACGCAGAAGCTGGAGAATTGCTTAATCGTGTCCGGTGGCTGCAGGAAAACTTAGGGTTTATACCTATTGATGCTGGGGACTTCTTTGAAACATATGTAGACTATTCACCAGATGGTGGAGAATTTTAAGGAGGAGTGAGTTATGGCAACAATTAAGCTTAAACGAGGGCAAAGCACTAACCTGCCAAGTCTTAGTCTCCAGGCGGGAGAGCCGGCTTTTACCCTTGATACAAAAAAGCTCTATATAGGGGATGGTACAGAAAAGGTACTTATTAATCCCGATATTGGAGCAAATGAGATAACAGATGAAAATATTGGGAACAGAACCATAGACCAAGGGATAGCTGCTACAGTTTCAAATACAGGAACTCTGACGCAGCTGTTTTCTTTTCTAGCAAAAGTCATCAAAAGCATCACCGGTAAAACCAACTGGTATGACGCTCCAGTAAAAACCATTGCAGCACTAAATACTGATATATCAAATCATGCTGGAAATAGCTCTGTTCATGTAACGACTCAAGACAAAGCCAACTGGTCTGATAAATACACAAAAAATGAAATTGATAACAAGTTCTCAACTTTAGAAACAAATATTGACTGGAAAGAGTCGGTTGATACCTATGCAAGTATCGCCACTACCTATCCTAATCCTCAAGACGGTTGGACAGTGAATGTCAAAGATACAGATTATACCTATCGATATAGCGGAACCGAGTGGGTTGCTATTTCCGCAAACGCAATTCCTAAAGCCACAGCTGGAATTGACGGTTTGATGGCTAAAGAAGATAAAGCTAAGCTTGATGGGGTGGCCGCGGGTGCCAATAATTATACTCACCCGGCAAGCCATGTGGCTACTATGATCACGCAAAGTGCTACCCATCGCTTTGTATCAGATGCGGAAAAAAACACTTGGAATGGCAAAGCAGATATAGATAGTCCTGAGTTCACTGGCACTCCAACAGCGCCAACGCCCAGTTCCGAGGATAATTCAACCAGACTTGCCACAACCGCCTTTGTAAGATCATTAGGTTATATTCCAGCTAGTGGGGCAATTGATGGCGGCACATTTTAGGAAGGGGGTTAAAGATTATGGCCAATAAAATACAAATACGGCGAGGGCTAAAAGCAAATCTGCCTGCTTTAGATGTGGGAGAACCTGCCCTTTGCACTGATACGAAGGAAGTGTTTGTTGGAAATTCTGGTGGAAATGTTGCACTTATTAATAAGGAAGTAATGGATTCCCACCTCGAAAATTACATTTTACAAATACCCTATGGAGTTGCATCAGGGTCGGCAAACACTTATACAGTAACCTTAAATCCACCCCTGACTAGTTATACAGAAGGGGTGGCTGTAGCGGTTAAAATCAATGCGAGCAACACTGGTGCTTCAACGATAAATATTAACAGCAAGGGTGCTAAATCTATAAGAGACCCAAGAGGGAATGCTTTAACTGCTGGGAAACTTATAGCAGGCAGCATTTATACATTGAGGTACAATGGCACAAATTTTATCTTACAGGGTGAAGGGGCAACTGGTAATGCTACTGCGTCTGACCTTCTCTCTGGTAAAACTGCATCAACAGACGCAGGAGAAATAACGGGGTCTATGCCTAATAGGACTGGTCATGTAACAGCGCAAAGTAGAATTGTGAGCGGTACAACTTTAAGATTTAGACCCCAGCCTGGCTATTATGACGGGTCAACTACCAATAGTGTACAATACTCGGACAGCAATTTCATAGCAAGTAATATACTTAAAGGCAAGAGTATCTTTGGCCTCAGCGGTTCTGCAGAACCTAAAAGACTTGGTTTTACTCGAACAACTGCTTCTATTAACTGGGGAGCCAGAAATTATGGTCAAGCAATTGTTTTTGACGGAAAGATGTGGCATATGGGCGGTTTTGACAGTAATAACAACCTACCTAGAAATGTTTGGTATACAACTAATGGGACATCTTGGACTCAAGCTACTTCAAGCGCTGGGTGGACAGGTAGGTATTTGTTTGGTCTACTGAATTATGATAATAAAATGTGGGTTTTTGGTGGTTTTACATCTTCTAGTGAAATAAATGATGTTTGGTATACGACTAACGGCTCTTCTTGGACTCAGGCAACTTCTGCGGCTGCCTGGGAGAAAAGACATATGTTTGGCTATACTGTGTTTGACGGAAAAATGTGGTTGACAGGTGGTAGTACAAGCGGTGCTGTAAGAGATGTATGGTATTCAACTAATGGTAGTGTATGGACTCAAGGTGCGCAACCAGGTTGGTCGGCTAAACGCTACCATAAAATGCTGGTATATGATAATAAGATGTGGGTTATTGGAGGCTGGGATAACCAGCGTGATGTTTGGTATACAACTAATGGTTCAACCTGGACTCGAGCTACAGCTACCGCTTCATGGTCTGCCAGAACGGGTTTTAGCGCTGAAGTTTTTGATAACAAAATGTGGGTTTTTGGTGGCTCTACGTATAATGATGTTTGGTATTCTACTGACGGATCTTCTTGGACAAAAGCCTACAATAACGCTGATTGGAGTCCACGAAGTGATGTTGGGTCGGCTGTATTTGGTGATAAACTTTGGATTATGTGTGGCTATGACGGAACTAAAAGACTTTCAGATGTATGGTACGGGGAAATACAGTCAGATGGGATAATATTTTAGGAGGGAAAATTATGATTGAATACAAATTGATTGACGGTGGCTATGAGATTTATGTGAATGGAGCAAAAGTTATTCACCAGCCCCACAGTCCAACAAGGGGGTTAGATGTCACCCTCGCTGAAGGAGAGGCAGAAAGATTGGCTAAGTTAGTATGTAAAAAGCTTGAACTTGGCACATCTGCTGTTGTAGAAAGCAGCGAGGAGGCAGAATTGATGGCAGAAACTTCGGATGCTCGAATTCAAGAAATGGCAGAAACTTCATTCTCGGAGTATAAGAAGATGGCTCAAGAATCGCAAAATACAATAGTAAGTCTTAAAAAGGAGATTCAAGATTTAAAGGGGCTTATGGAACAGTTTTTAGGAGAAAAATCACAAATCGAATAGTTGAATTGCAGTAGTCTTATTGAGAGTAAGGATCAAATGCGTCTTAAGGCATCTATTTACAGATGTCTTTTTTTATGTGAAAGTGAGGTTAGAATATGAAATCGATATGGGTTAGCATCCAGCTTGGATTTGCTACAATTGGCGGTTTTCTTGGCTGGTTTTTAGGAGGATTTGATGGCTTTCTATATGCCCTTGTAGCCTTTGTTGTAGCAGATTACATCACAGGAGTCATGTGTGCCGTTGTTGATAGATCACTATCAAGCGAGATTGGTTTTAAAGGCATCTTTAAGAAGGTGCTCATTTTTGTTATGGTCGGCATTGGCCATATCATTGACACCAATCTTATAGGAAATGGAAGCACAGTAAGAACAGCAGTCATATTTTTCTACTGCTCAAATGAAGGTATTTCAATGCTTGAAAATGCTGGGCACCTTGGATTGCCAATACCACAGAAACTTAAGGAAATCTTGGCACAGTTGCATGATAAGGGTGGTGAAAGAGAATGAATCTGAAAAAACTAATCTTAATCAACAATGCCTGCTACAAAGCAGGCAAAGCAATAACACCGAAGGGTATAATGGTTCACTCAACAGGGGCTAACAACCCGTGGTTGAAGAGATATGTTGGTCCAGATGATGGTTTGCTCGGAAAGAACCAATACAATAATCATTGGAATCAGGATAAACCTGGAGGTCGTCAAGTTTGCGTCCATGCTTTTATTGGTAAATTAGCAGATGGCTCCATTGCCACCTACCAAACATTGCCTTGGAATCATCGTGGTTGGCATGCTGGAGGAGATGCGAATAACACGCATATAGGATTTGAAATTTGCGAGGACGGTCTGACCGATTCCTCGTATTTTTCTGCTGTTTATAAGGAAGCAGTAGAGCTTTGTGTACATCTTTGCAAACTCTATGGACTAAGTGAGAAGGATATCATCTGTCATAGTGAAGGCTATAAGCAAGGTATAGCCAGTAACCATGCGGATGTTATGCACTGGTTTCCTAAACATGGCAAGACCATGGATACCTTTAGAGCAGACGTTAAGAAACTTCTAAACGAAGAAGAAAAATTAGCAGAACCGGTGAAAAAGAAATACTATCGCGTACAAATAGGTGCATACACTGTCAAAGCAAATGCTGAGGCACAGCTTGCCAGAGTTAAAGCTGCTGGGTTTGTGGATGCCTTTATAAAACATGATTAATTTGAGAACACAATTTATCCCGGAGGATATAAAAACTTTCCAGGATTTTTGTTTTCAGGGTTCGAATCCGTAGAAATTTCCTTATATAGGTAAGGGCAGATTTAGAAACTAAGATATTTTTTTAAGTTAAATCTCTTATTTTTACTACCTAAAACAATAGAAGGAAATTAGTGAGATATAACTTGATAAAGCGTCCAAAGCATTTTAATATGCTACTACCCAAAGAGAAAGGAGGATGAAAATGCTTTTAAACCAAGCTATAGAAAGCTTTATCGACTACCTAGAAATGATTGATCGTTCAAAATCTACTCAAAATGATTACAGGTATTCACTTAGCAAGTTTAATGAATTTTTACAGAATAAACATAATGGGCCTGTTTATGTGGAAGATATAGTGCTACAGGATTTAGAGGATTTTCTGATGTACGAAAAAGAAAGAGGAATGGCATCGGCCAGCAGAAGCTCAATGCTATATACAATAAAAAGTTTCTATAACTATATGTGTAAAAAAGATTTATGCGACAAAAATATAGCCCTACTTTTGGAACCAATAAAGGTTAAGCAAAAAGAACGGGACTATTTAACAGAGGAAGAATTTGAGCAGTTAGTTAATGTTATCACTAGTCCCTTGATAAGAGCTGTTATTCAGACCATGTTTTATACTGGGGGTAGGATAACAGAAATCACCAATCTAAAATTAGAAGATGTAGATTTAGAAAATAACATCCTGCACATAATCGGAGGTAAAGGTAACAAAGATAGGGATATTCCTATAAGCCTTAAACTCCATAAAATATTAACCAATTATTTAAAAAATGTCCGTAGGCCTGAAGTTAAAACAGATAGATTTTTTACTACTAATAAAACAGGCAGGGTAAGCAATAATTATGTCAATGGATGCATTAGGAATGCGGTAATTAAGCTGGATTGGGACAAAAAGATAAGTGCCCATAATCTTCGACATTCTTTTAGCAGTAACTTACTTGAAAAGGGAGCATCCGTTGTAAGTATTCAAAAGTTGCTAGGTCATTCAAACTTGGCGGTAACAACCAGATATTTACATCAAGATAAAAGCGTATTAAATGATACGGTAAATCTTTTATAGGAGGGATAAATAATGGAAAACAAGGAACCAATTTATACGGCAAAAGCAACAAAAATTATTGAGATGATGAAGTTCCAAACTAGAAATGAAGTTGCAGAAAAATTGAATTATAAGACATGGAAAAGCCTGGATATGTACATGAGAAGAAAAAACTTTATTTATGATAGCAGCCAAGAGCAATATATACCGGTGGAAATGAGAGAGAAGAAAGAAAAGGGATTTAATCTGCGCTCTGCACCGGATAAAGTTAGAAAAATAATAGAAGCCTTTGCAAAGGAAAACCCTGACCCAAAGGAAATTGCAAAGCAAGCAGGATTTAGTAGTCATAAAGAAATGGCAGAGTATATGAAGGTGAAAGGTTTTGAATGGAATGTTTATAGAAATAATTATATAAAAATCACAGGATTTAAGGAAAGCGAAATTGACATAGAGCTTCAAGAAGAATGTGATAAAACTATTGAAGAATCCTCTGTTGCCGAGTTTATTCCTTTTATTAAATTTCTATATGATAAAAGGGAAAAGGTCTATCAGATAATAGATGGAGTTAGGGAAGATGGCATGATACCCAAATATGCAATTCCGGGACACTCAAGAAGTAAAGCTGTTTATATGAGCGACAAATTGGCTAATACAGTAGGAGATTTTAGCAAGGAAAAGAACGTAACACAGCGAGAAATTATAGAAACTGCCTTAGTAGAATATCTACAGAAATACGGCTTCAAGCAAGAAGTGGAAGCATTACTCCAAAATCGTTCTTGGTAAAGCACTATTTTTGTTACCACCATTGCAAAACCTTTGTATATTATATACTAATGTAACATATATCATTTCGGCTTATTGTAGATGATATACTAGTAAGTTATAAGCATAAATAAGAAGCCCTCAAACCCTTGTGTTTACGGGGGTTACAGGGCTTTTTCATTCCACATTTTAGTAGGATTTTGAGTGCTATTATAGGTGAGCCTGGCTTA